GGACCGCTCCCCGCAGGTCCGCTCCCCGCAGGTCCGCTCCCCGCAGGACCGCTCCCCGCAGGTCCGCTCCCCGCAGGTTCGCTCCCTCCAGGACCGCTCCCCGCAGGACCGCTCCCACCAGGTCCGCTCCCCGCAGGACCGCTCCCCGCAGGTCCGCTCCCCGCAGGACCGCTCCCACCAGGACCGCTCCCCGCAGGTCCGCTCTCCGCAGGTTCGCTCCCACCAGGTTCGCTCCCCGCAGGACCGCTCCCCGCAGGTCCGCTCCCCGCAGGTACGCTCCCACCAGGTAACCCGAGCGGGCCATGAGAGGGATATCCCAACAATCCGCCACCCAAGCCCGACCTACCCGTACCTTGCTCCAATCCTCACCATAAACATCGGTCGATGCCCAGCCCACAATGAGTGTGACACGTGCGTCATGCCCGCCCGAACGCGCACCATACCAATCTTTCGCAACGCAAACCCCGTCCGTTGGATGTTGCGGGCAAGGATCACCATAAGTGATCGGCTCTAGCGGTTCGGGTGCGAGGACTAGTCCGTCCGTCCACCGGAACCCACGCGAGCTCGTCCGGTCCGCATGGACACACTTGATGCCGTAGCTGTCGACCCATTCGGGCCAGGGGTAGCAGTCCGCGAATGCTTCGAGGTTGAGGCTCATCCAATTTCCCTTTCTGTTAGGCCGCACGCTCGCGCGGCCTCCACCATCTCCCGGTGCGTGAACTCGAACCAGGCACGTACCAGACCCTCAGGTTCGGGATCATGCGCATGGTAGCGCATGATCCATTCGTGAACGTACATCATTCTTCGACCATGCTTGCCAGGTAAGTGAGAGCTGCCCGGACCTGCGCACGATACCGCTTCACGGTCTCGGCATCGATGCCGCCCCATTCGGGGACCTTCTTCGAGATGCGAGCACGCACCAGAGCACACACTCCAGCGACGGTCGGGGCGTCGAACGTGACACACCCCGCATTGATCCGCCAACCTGTGACGGTGCGGTGCAGGGTCATTGACTGGCCGGTACCGACCCGATCGACCCAGGCAATGTCGGACTGGCGATCCACCTGAGCATTACCGGACACCCGAGCATTACCGGACACCCAAGCAGTACCGGACACCTGAGCAGTACCGGACACCCGAGCATTACCGGACACCAGAGCAGTACCGAACACCCAAGCAGTACCGGACACCTGAGCGTTTTCTGTTACGTTTTCCATCGTTCTTGCCCTCTCTAGGTTTGGGGGCAGGCTAGATACCTGCGTCCGCAACCGCTTCCGACACTAGCTCCGCCCAAGACCCGACGTCCGGGGCCGACATGACACCACCCAGGTACGCACTCCCGACTTCCTGCCAGGTTTCACGCGACCCACCAGGCCACGAGACAGTCGCCCGGACATCGACCCGGACACCCAACACCGAATACCCATACTCGAACGCGTCCCGAATCTGACGCCGGACAGCATCCCGAAGCTGCCGATCCTGTAGGCAGTCCGGTTCGGGCTGCCACCATACGTTACCGTCACGGAACCGGAGCAGTTCGGCACCACCATTGAACCCGTCAGGCCGGCGAGAATCACCGCGAGAATCGTCCCATTCGAGACGACCACACCAGACCCCTGCGCCTTGCTCGTCAAAGATCGAATAGCCCTCGTCAGGGTCGACGCTAGCAATGATCCGCCACCCTTCTCCCTCGATTATCTCCGGGGCACCATAATCCGGGCCGCCCGCTTCGATCTTCTCGGCGGCTTCGTCGACCAGCTCGTCAGTGAACACACTCATAACCCTAACCCTCTCACTAGTACAGGACCGGCCACCCAGCCGCCTGCCACACCCTACCCAACACGATCAGAAAAACCAAGACCAACACCGCGAACGCGCACGCCACCCCCATACCAGGCCCAGGATCGTGGCAGGCACAATCACAATGGGGCGGGTAGCAGTTCGGGTCGTTCGCGCAACCTGGACAGTAGGCGCTCATACGAAACACCCGACTTCGACCGGACCAGCAACAGCCCGCACCGTAAACCCGCGAGGATCACCCGAAAACACCGCCCGCCACCGACCGTACTCGTTATGTTCCGGCAATCTCTCGATAAGCGCCGTTAGGCGTGCCTCGCACCGTGCCTCACGCGCTTCCATCCGCTCGATCTGACGGTCCGACATCTCAACCGAACACCACGCTTCTTGATATCCGTTGTGGGATGTAGCGTGCCGTGCGATCAGGCTACAGGTCGCCGAAAGGTCCGGCGTCCATCCGAGATACCGGCCGAAACGCTCGGCCAGCTCACGCCCTTTGTTCGTGATGTTACTCATGCCCTTACCCTCTCACTCAGCCCACACCTAGCGGGCACTCCCAGAACCCTACCATGACCGAACACACAAGTCAAGCCCTAATCGCAATGGCAAAAACACGCGCACGAGTCATCATCGCAAAACTCGCACGATTCACCAGACCAAGCGTCCGCCCCACAATCCACCGAAACGAAAAACTCGCCCTCATACCAATGAGCCCGCAAACCCTCCGGCAACCCAGCATTCAGCCGTGCCTCGACCTCATCAGCAAGATCGGCACGGCGCTCAAACGCACTCGACAACATCGGGTCGTAACTCTCCGATTCCATCTCAGCCCGCCATCCCGCCACCAAAGCGCACTCAGCCTCCGTCCCGAACAACTCGACCAGACGGTCAATCCCATACTGGCCCCAATGCCCATCGATATAGCAACCTGTCTCTAGCGTGCTGTAGTCCACGATCCTTACCCTTCTCGCTCCATCTGCCCCGATCCCGTACCAGGGCAGACTGCCCGATCTACCGACCATCCGGCCGGTAGATCAGACAGAAAGAGCTACGCGACTTCCACGACCCCAGGAATCCCATGCCCGCACTCTAGACCCGCGTGCCAGGCGGTCCAGCATCCCGTGTCGCACGACTCGCCCCCCTCAGCGATCGACCCGCAGCGAGCGCACCACTCCGGACCATCGCACTCATACGCACCGTTCCAGCCGCCATACTCCAGGCCATGCTCACGACACCAACACTGATGACACCAGTCCGAACAGAACCCGGTCACATCGACCAGGTCACCATCACCGTCCTCGTGCATGAAGTAGTGCATCAGACCCTCCCTCGGAACCGGCACCCTACCGGACCAACAACAACAGTAGACCACGCCCAAACAGCCCCGACCAGACACAAAACAAGTCAATCAACCAAGACGGCAAGCGCATCCCGCCAACGAACACGACGCCCAACCAGTTGAACACTCAACCACCAACCCACTACCGTTGCTGCTTAACGCTGTTAAGTTGACCGACCGGTCAATTTTCCCCACACGCCCGGCTCGTGTGTTCCCACGCATGGGGGGGATGGCCTGGGACTCTAAGAGAATGAGTATTCTGTCAGGGGGGGGGAGGGGGGGAGGTGCAGGGGGGGAGGGGTGGTACCCGTGCTGGTTATATAAGGAGGTAGAGCGAATTTTTGTGAGGTTTTTGTGGGGGAGGGTTTGTAGGGTTGTGTTTGGTTGTCTGAGGTTGTCTGAGGTTGTGTTGTGTGGATGCTTGTGAAAAGATTCACAAGGTCGTCTCGTGTTGGTCTTCTGGTTTTGAGAATGGTTCTCAAAACGCGTGCCTCGTTACGTCCACGTAAGTGGACGTGTACATGCTCGACCAGACAACTAATGTTGTCTGGGACAGTCTGCCCTCGCTCTGCTCGGGAGTGTGCGCGCCGCTTTTGACTTTGGCCCGCCGTAGGCGCCTGCCTGGGGGTAGGGGTGTGGCTAAAGTTTCGTCCTGGGCTGGAGCGAACCGCTTGGGCGGTTCGTGACTCTGGTGACTGGTGCCGCCCTTGGGGGCGGCTCGACAGTGACTGTGAACAAGTGGCCACCCCTTGGGGGGGGTGGCTCTGAGGTCAGGCAGGTTACTGGCTGACCGTGCTTGTTGCGCGCAGGACGAGGGGGAAAACGCTCAAAAAAAGCGTGGGTGATCGGGGGGTCTACATTAGCCTGGGGCTTCTCCCGTCTCGTAGCGGCCGGGGCTAATCCAGGTTTTACGACCACACCTTGTTGTCCGCCGCCAGGTGGGCGACGGTTTTGTGGGTGGTGGCTTTCTGTCAGTTGCCGGGTGGCTTTCTGTCAGTGCCGTTTTGTGCTTCTACTTGTAGGGCTGGGGTGTCCCAGATTTTCTAGGAGTCTGGTTGGGCGTGCCGGGTCCGGTAGGCTCGTCGTGCGAGCTTCGGCTGGCCTCGGAACACTTGGGGTTTCTGGTGGGTGGTTTTAGCATGCCGGTGTTGTCGGTCTACCTCGTGGAGTACGCAGGTGAGGCACCAGTCGTTGCCTGTTTCGTATTTGGGGGTGTCGTGTTCCCCGCATCGGGGGCAGGCGGTCATGGTGTTGGAGTGTAGCATGCTGGTCTGGTCGTGTGGGACAGTCTGGTCCTGTTGGTGGAGGGGCTGGTCGAGCTAGCCTTCTGGGGACGTCCACCCTTTCCGTCCTTGGTCCTGGCTCCCGGCCCCTCCTAACCCCAGGATTGGAGGAGAGGGCATGTTGAAGGCTGATATCGCCAAGGGCGAACGGTGGGGGAAAGATGCCGAGGGTAACCCGGTCATCCCTGAACTCCAGCTCCTGTTTCTGGAGTGGTTGATTGATCCTGATCGGCGCGGCAGTAAGAAGCAGTGGGCGGATGAGCAGGGTGTTTCGTACGAGATTCTTCGGCGGTGGCAGCGTGACCCGAGGTTTAAGGCGGAGTTGGGGAAGCGTGCTGCCGAACTGAACATTGATGAGTTCCGTATCCAGGAGGTCGTGAACAGTCTGTATAAGGCGGCGACCCTGGATGGGGATGTCCGGGCGATGCAGGCCTATTTGACGTATGTGGGCCGGTTCATGCCAACGCAACGGATCATCACGGACCGTAAGATCGAGGACCTGTCGGATGAGGAACTGGGCGCGGAGTTGCGGGCACACTTGGATGAGCTCCCGGCGTTGCGTGTGGTCGGCGAGTACGATCACGAGTAGGGTCTAGGTGGTTTCTCGTAAGCAGGAGTTGCTGGCCGAGGTCCGGTGGCGGCGCTGCACAACCGATTTCGCGTACTTCGCTGAGAACTACTGGATGATCCAAACCCCCAAGGGGGCGAAGCATCTGGAGTTGCGTGACCCGCAACGAGAAGCGTTCCAGGTCTTCGAGCGTGAACGGTATGTCGTGACGCTCAAGGCCCGGCAGATCGGCTGGACCACCCTCTGTGCGGCGTACAGTTTCTGGAAGGCGTACTTCCGGGATGACTATACGATCATTTTCTTGTCTCGGGGTGAGCGTGAGTCGCGTGAGATTCTGGCGAAGGTCGATTATGGGTATAAGCGGCTACCGGAATGGTTGAAGTCGCGTGGCCCGGAACGGCTTTCCGAAAGCCAGGAACGGATGCCGTTCTCGAACGGGTCGGGGATCGAGTCGCTCCCGTCGAAGAAAGACCCGGCGCGTGGCCGCACCGTCAATCTGGTGATCGTGGACGAGTGGGCGTTCTTCGAGAACCCTGAAGAAGCCTGGGCGTCGATCGAGCCGATCACCGACATCGGCGGGTCCGTGATCGGACTGTCGACAGCGAACGGTGCGGGTAACTTCTTCCATGAACTGTGGGAGAAGGCGGAGTCCGGGCATTCTCCGTTCGTGCCATTGTTCTATTCGTGGCGGGCGGTCCCGGAACGTGACGATGCCTGGTATGACGATAAACGTCGGAACATGCCGGACTGGCAGCTCTGGCAAGAATACCCGGAGAACCCTGAAGAAGCGTTCATCAAGTCTGGTAACCCGGTCTTCGATGGGACGTTGATCCGGGATCATGAACGGCGTGAGCCGCAACGTGGGTTTTTGTTGCGGGTGCAGTCACCGTTGGTGGAGTTCCGGCCAGCGCCTGAGGGGGAGTTGCGGGTCTGGACGCCTCCTGGCCCGATGGGGAAGTATGTGATCGGCGCGGACGTCGCCGAAGGATTGGAACATGGAGACTTTTCATCAGCGCATGTGATCGACATCCTGTCGCAGGAGGTGGTGGCAGCCTGGCATGGTCATATCGACCCGGACCTGTTTGGGGACGTGTTGCACGATCTAGGCTGGTGGTACGGCCGGGCGTTGATTGGGGTCGAAGCGAACAACCACGGCCATTCCACGCTCGCGCACCTGAAACGGCTGCATTACCCGAGCATCTATTATGCGTGGAAGTACGACGAACGGACCCGGAAGCAGGGCCGGAAGATCGGCTGGCAGACAACCCGGTATACGAAACCGGTCATGATTGACGAGCTCGCGATGGCGTTCCGTGACGGTGACCTTATCATCCCGGACGATAGCACTTTGCGGGAGATGTTGACATATCAGCGGGATGAACGCGGGCAGATGTCTGGTTCGCCGTTCGATGACCGGGTAGTGTCGTTGGCGATCACGAACCAGATGCGGAAACATGCGACCACGCCACGGCAGGAGGAAGCAGCCCCGGACCTGTACGGGACGCTCGGTTGGTGGGCTGGGATGTTGGATCAGTCGTCTCCGCGCCGGATTGGTGGCGGGCATGTGCGTGGCCGGGTCGCGTGATGGTGGGACAGTCGGGGGCTGTTTGTAGATGAGTGCTTGTCCTGTGTGGGAACCCGATCTTCGTACGCGCCATTTTTGTGCGAAGTGTGATACTGCTGATGCTGAGCGTATTAGGAGTATTGGGCTGAAGTATACGTACGGTCGGGATACGTTTCATGGTCCGACGATCAATGAGCAGAATGCTCAGTGGCGTAAGGATTGGGAACGGCAGGGCATCAGTCAGGATATTGTCCCGGCCGACAGGGGATGCTGGACTTGAAGTCCCGCGCAGACACACTCAAAGACTACAATCTCGACCTGGAAGCCAGCATCAAGTGGCGGAAGGCCGAGCAGTATGATAAGCTCTGGCGGAGCCTGATCGACCTCTACCGCGGGAAGCATTTCACCGAAGCGGACCTCTCCCACGAAGATAAGATCATGGTGAACATCGCGTTCGCCACGAAGAATGTCATCGCTCCCGCAGTCAGCATCAACCATCCCGTCTTTAGCGTTCTGGCCCGCCGTGAAGATGAGGCGCCAGCGGCAGAGCTGGTCGAGCAGGGCCTGAACTTCTGGTGGCACCGTTACCGGTTCCATCCGGAGGTCCGGCGTGCGGTCGATGACTGGATCATTCTCGGGCATGGCTGGGTCAAGGTCGGCTGGAAGTACGAACAGGGCGAGGAACCCGTTTCTGATGAGGAACGGGACCAGATGCTCCAAGAGCAGATGGGCCAGGTCGAAGAATTCCTTGGCAACAACCCCGAATTCGAGGACGAAACCCCCGACATCGAGGATGTGGCCGAGGGGTTGCCGGCGACGAAACGGGTCACGAAAACGGATGATCCGTTCGTTGAGCGCGTCAGCCCGTTCGATGTGTTCGTGGACCCGGAGGCGACGTGCCCGGCCGATATGCGCTGGATCGCCCAACGGATCGTCATGCCGCTCGCTATCGCTCGGGCGAACCCGGCCTACAAGACGTCGGTGCGCCGCAAGCTGGAGGGTGATAGTAGCCTGAACCCGCGTTGGCGGGACCAGGAGACTGGTAGCGGGTCCCGCAAGGTCGAAGATTCCCAGAAGCGCGTGACCGTCTACGAGTTCTACGACCTTCTGAACGGGAAGTTCTCGGTGTTCTGCAAGGACGCTGAGGAGTTCCTGGTCGATCCGGTCGCGCTCCCGTACGTGTACGGGAACCCGTTCGTGATGCTCCGCAATTATGATGTCCCGGACTTCTTCTACCCGGTCGGCGATCTCGAGATGATCGCCCCGATCCAGGCAGAGCTGAACGAAGTCCGTTCGGACATGATGAACCACCGTAAACGGTATGCGCGTGCGTATGTCGCTCGTGCGAATGCGTTGTCGACGGAGGCCCGGAACACTCTCGAAGCCGACTACGATAACCGTATCGTCTATGTCGATGATGACAATACGCCCCTGAGTGATATCATCCAGCCTATCCCGATCACAATGGTCGACGGGCAGATGTACGGGTACTCGAACACGATCGAAAACGACATCGACAGTGTCTCGGCGGTGTCGGAGTATCAGCGTGGTGGTGAGGCAGAAACTCGCCGGACAGCGACCGAAGCCGCGATGATCCAGGACGCTGTGAACGCCCGTTCGCAAGACAAGCTTTCCACTCTGGAGGTTTGGCTGTCGGATGTAGCTGAGCATGTGCTCAAATTGTTCCAGGAGTATATGACTGGCGAGACAATGATCCGGATTGTGGGCGAGTCCGGGTTCTCGTGGGTGCCGTTCGACCGGCAGCAGATCCAGGGCGAGTTCGATTTCATGGTGGAGGCTGGGTCTACTCAGCCCCGGAATGAGTCGCAACGCCGCCAGCAGGCCCTGATGCTAGCGAATGTGATGCAGCCGTATCTCGGGCAGGTGGTTGATCCCGCAGAGATGGCCCGGTATGTCTTGAAGGAAGGGTTCGGGATCAAGAACCCTGAACGGTTCCTCGTCCCCCCAGCGCCGATGATGGGGGTCCCGCCTGAGGGTGGTGAGGTCGGCCCTGATGGGGGCTTGGCATTGCCGATGTCTGGCCCGAACATGCCCCCTGATGCCCTGTTGGCTTCGCAGCAGGCTGCGGGACAGTAACGGCCTTCTAATAGAACAAAGGATTCTTGATGGCTTACGGAACTCCGAAGGCTCGCGTCTCTTACCAGACCGCTGACGCCCAAGTCTACACCGGCGCTTGCCGCCTCCTCGGCCTGTGCGTGATCGCAGGTTCGGCTGCCGTGCATGATGACACTTCTGCTGGCACTGCTGCCAACCGGGTGGTTGTCACCCCGGCGACTACACCCGGTGTTTGGTGGTTCGGGGATGGTGGTCTCAGGTGCGGGACTGGCATCCACCTTGACTTGACGACCGGTCCCGTTATCGTCTACTACACGATTGACTGATTCCGTTGGCATCTAGTTACCCTGGCGCGCTCGACAGTCTATCCAACCCGGCAGCCGGGGACGCGACCAATAACGTCACGACCCCGCACGCCACCCAGCATGCCAACGCGAACGACGCGATCGAAGCGATCCAGGCCGAGCTCGGCACAGACCCTGCGGGCACGTTCACGAACCTGAAGACCCGCCTGGCTGTCACCGTCCTCAACGAAAACTTGAACATCGAGGGCCTGGGCGCTATTGCCGGGTCAAGTTCGGGGACTGTCCCGACCGATAACGTCTCAGTGCTGGTAACCGCGGTCGCGCTGGCTGGCGCGGCTGGCGGTGGCGATATCTTGATCCCGCCCGGTACGTTCTACCTGGATGGGACGCCCGGCGCTGATCTGGTCACGCTCGGCGCTTCGGTCCCTGGCGTGAACATTATCGGGGTGGACCGGAACCAGTCCATCCTGAACGATCTTCGTTCGTCTGGTAGTACGATCGCGATCAAGGGCACGAACGCTAGCAGCCGATCGAAGTACCACCGGTTCGCCGATTTCCAGATCACTGGCGCTGCGGGCGGGACGAACACCCGGAAGGGCCTCGATTTCAAGTGGGCCGGGCATGCGACCGTCGAACGGATGCAGTTCTGGTCGACCGCTCACGCGATCTACGGGTATGACTGGTGGGATAGCCTCGTCAACGATACCCGGTTCGATCAGTGTTCGACCAGAGACGGTTCTGATCTTGCTGCGGTCTATATCCAGGCCCAGTCGTCGGACACGACAGACTGTAACGAGCTGAAGTTCACGAACAACACCTGGGAACAGTGTTGGGAACGCGATTTGACGCTCTACTCGAACGGCCGGGATGTCAACAAGTGCCATTTCTTGTCGAACAAGTTCGAGTGTGGCGGGTCCGGGTTCTTGAAGGGGAACCGGGTCTACATCCTTGGTGGTGACGCGAACACGTTCGTAGATAACACGTTCACGCTCGGTGAATGGTATACGGCGTATACGACCGCACATTCGGCGGTTGTGGCGGTGAACACGCGTGGGACGAAGTTTATCGGGAACCGGTTTGAGGGCGCCCCAGTCTCGACCGGCCCGACCGTGAACTACATGATGAATTTCGTGGATTTTGGTGGGACGACCGACAGTCTGACTGTGATCGGGAACGATTTTCAGGCGTCTACGAACCAGACTGGGATTGTTGGTATTTACTACCAGCTTTCGTATAACGGCGGGCAGGTCACGGATTACGGGAACCAGTGGGGGTATGTGGCGTCGGGGACGCCGCTGGTCCGTTCTGGGCTCCCTGGCAGTCTCGCCGATGACCTGGTCGATATCGACCCGATGTACGCATACTCGACTTTTGTGTAAGGACTGACTGTGGCTATCCGACCCCAATTTATCACGACCCCGCGGTGTGACCGCCAGGTTGTCTCGGCCGCGAACACGAACCGTGACGGTACGGGCACGATCGTTGACATTTTTGCTGCGGGCACGAACGGCAGTAAGGTCACTTCGGTCGTGACGAAGGCGACTGGTACGACCACGGCCGGGATGGTCCGCCTGTTCATCAAGGAATCTTCGACCTATCGCCTGTTCGATGAGGTCCCGGTTTCGGCGGCAACTCCTTCCGCTACGGTCGAAACGTTCCGTGATATCCAGCCGTTCGATGACCTGATCTTGGAGTCCGGCCAGACCCTCGCGGCGTCTACGCACCTGGCAGAGACGTTCGTGGTGCATGTTCTGGGCGGCGATTTCTAGTGGCAAATGGGTGGCCTGCACGTACTGACCCGCGAGGCGGGGTGATTGTCGCGTCACCAGATAGTAGCCCGGAATGGAAGGCTGCTGCGTCGATCATCAACCCGACGCAGGAAGGTATCCAGAACGCGGTGAACAAGATCGCGAACTCGGCCACAAAGATCGGCCAGGTGCTCGTCGCTCCTGGCAACTATACGTTCAGGCGTGGTGTCCAGCTCCGGACCGGTATCACTGTTAGCGGACCAAACGATAACCCGTACGGTGCCGTCATCAAGTGCATCCAGAACAGTGACCTCGGCTGTTTCTACCCGGCCGCGAACGACACGCACGCGTACGGGGTCAGCAACCTCTACCTGAACGGGAACTATGCTGCTGGCGGGACCTGCACCGGCATCTACCTGTCGGACGTGACCTGGTCGAGCACCCTGTATGATGGGTTCCCGACCACTTCTCCTGACCCGCTCCCGCATTTCTCGAACCTTCGTATCATCGGGTTCGGTGGGACCACGACCCGTGATGGGATCTATGGCGGGAACAGTGTCCGTCAGGTCCATCTCCGCAATATTGTGGTGTTCGATCCGGGCCGGTACGGCCTGAACTGGAACTGCGTTGACTCGCACCTTTCCGACATCCATGTGGGTTCGGCTGGCGTGTCCGCGTTCTATGTGGACGGGTCAAACAACCGTTTCCACGGCTGTAAGGGCTATTTCTCGGATGAGGTTGGGTTCCATTTCACGGGTGGACGGAACAGTCTTGCAGCGTGTGAAACGCAGGATAATGGGACGCACGGTTTCTATCTTGAATCTGCTGGTGGTGGCGGGCAGAACACGCTCGCCGGGTGCGTTGCGGACTCTAATGGCCGTCTCGGGACTGGGTACGGGTTCTTCATCGAGGCGTCGCGGACGACCGCTGAAGCTTGCTACGCGTTCGATAAGAAGGAAACTGGGACTTCGGTTCAGGATGTCGGGTTCTACATTAGCGGGACAGACAATACGGTTTCGGGGTTCGCTTACCAGATGGATGCTGCCGGCCAGTACGGTTGCCGTCTGACCGCTTCGCATAACACGGTTTCTATGCGCACTGAGGATTGCGATACTGGTATCCGGATCGCGAATGGCCTTGTCGGCCTGATGTTGACTGGTGCTTCGCGCCTGTCTGGTACGGACGATCTAGTGCTTGATGGTGCCCTGCCGACGAACTCGTTTGTGCGGTATTGGGAGAACGGCACTTCGACTCTGCACACGGTGGGCTGATGGCTGCTGCCCCTTCTGAAGAAGAACTTCTGCTCGCTCTCTTGAAGCGTCTTCTCGGCCTGGGAGGCCAGTCTTCCCAGCCGATCACGATTAATGTGACGATCGACACGGACAAGATGAGTACGAAGATCGTGGACGCGATCGAAGGTAAGCAGGGTTCCCGTACTGTGACGCATGCGCCCGCATGACCGAATATGCGCTCCGTGACCTTATGCGGGTCGTGCTCATGCGCGACACCGGAGATGGTACGTACGAGCCGTACGAGGTTGTCGGTGGCGGGGGTGGGAGCTTGATAATCCAGGAAGGGGATGTTACTGTCTCCTCTAGCGCGACGACTCTGGATTTCGGGTCCGGGTTTGATCTGACCGAATCACCTACGGGCGAAGTCAACATTGCCCTGGACCTCTCGGAGGTGTCGGTCCCCGCTGCGTCCCTGACGGGCACGATTGACGATGCACGAATCCCTTCTGGGATCACTCGCGATAGTGAGGCTGCCGCAGCCTATTCTGCGCTCGGCCATACGCACGGCGCTGCCGATATCGTTTCTGGGACCATTGACCAGGCCCGCCTCGGTACTGGCTCCGGCGGGGCAGGGACGAAGTTCCTCGCAGATGACCAGACCTATAAGACCGTGTCGACGGACCCGTCGATGGGTGGAGACCTGTCGGGGACGGCATCGAACGCTCAGATCGTCGCAAATGCTGTCGGCCCGACTGAACTCGCGAACACTGCGGTCACCCCAGGTTCGTACGGGACCGCGTCGCTGGTCCCGGCATTCACGGTCGATGCCCAGGGCCGGATCACTGCGGCGTCCACCAACGCGATCGCCGACTCCGTGACGAACCTGATTCTGACACGCGCCTACTTCAAGTAAGGACTTCTGATGGCCTCTACTCCCTCTTTCGCTGCCACTCCGATCCTCGGATCGGGACTAGTTCACGCCACCCTGGACACGTCACTGACCGCTCCGTCGAACATCACGTCTCTGTTCACGGCCGGGTCGTCCGGTACGAAGGTCGAGGAAATCGTCTTCCAGGGCGTCGGGACGACCGTCGCCGGGGTCGTGAACGTGTTCGCCTACGACGGCAGCGCCGGCGGCACCTACCATCTGATCGACCAGGTACTCGTCTCCGCCGTGACCTCGAGCACGACCGCGGTCGCGTTCCGGGCCGTCCGCCAGTACACGAACCTCGTGCTCCCATCGAGCTCCTGGTCGTTGCGAGTGACCAATACCGTGTCCGGCAACCAGGCGCTCATCAAGGTGTCGGCGTTCGGCGCGTCGCTCTAGCCGATGAGTAACAACGGCATCCTTGGCGGGGCACGCCGCAGCGGCTATCAAGACCATGACGTGCAGATCCGCGGGTTCATTACGTCCGGTACGCCGACACAGCCGACACTCGGGAACTCTACGAAAGTCGCGCGGTGGGTCCGGAAACCGAACGGGCTGATCCACTACTACGGGCAGATCACGTTCGGTTCGGGTGCGACGTTCGGTTCGGGTGAAACGGTCTGGGGCCTGTCCTTACCGGTCCCAGGGAACCGTGCGTCGGGTGCGGCCGACCAGCCGATCGGCACCGGGTTCGCATGGCAGGGGACGAGCGCGTCGCCGTCTGTGAACGTTGCGATGGTCGCAACGATGATGGACCCCCTCGCCGGCGGTGGCGGCGCACAAACGCAGGAGGACTCCTGGGCGCAGTTCTTCTGCCCGTACCTGCTCTCGTGGGGTACTGGTTCGATCGGGACTGGTAGCACGAGCACGAACGTCACGCACAACCTCGGGCATACCCCCAACGCGTACGACATCCATTTCACGCCGACAACCTCAACGGGGAACAACACTGGCACCCCGTATGTGTCGGCGACGAGCTCGACTACGTTCACGGTCACGTTGCGTACGGCCCCGACCGGGACCGGCCTGGACTTCTCGTGGAAGGCTCGGGCCGAACCGAACGGGACAACCGCGCTTGATCTGCTCGCGGCACGGAACAAGCCGTGGACGTGGGCTACCGGGCATGTGTTCGGCTGGAACCTCACCTACGAAGCTCGGCGATGAACACGGGCACTATCTCGAACCAGGGCCGCGACAACTGGCGGGTGTACCGGCCCTCGATGTTGTGCGCCGCCAACGGTGCGGTCACCCATCCAGTCGTCCAAGAGGCCGGAAGCGGCGTGCAGCTCTCGCCGTTTGGGCGGTGGACAATTGACGATGACGGGCTTGTCACCGCCGAGATCATGGTCCAGTTCATCGGGTCGACCACGATCGGGTCGGGTAGCGCGTACGTCTGGTCGCTGCCGGTCAAGGCGCGTCGTGGCCTGCCTGGTGCGGCGGTCGCTTATCCGCTCGGGACTGGGATGAGCTATTTCTCGTTTGCTGGTGGGGCGGACCCCCGGTCGAACGTGCAATGTATCCCGACCTTGGCTGACCCGTGGACGAGCCTTGGTGGCGCGGAGGATTTCTACTGCCAGATGATCGCCCCGTACGTCCTTGATTGGGGGACGGGGACGATCGGGACGGGGAGCCCGTCTGTGACGGTGAACCATCGGGCGAAGTATGCGTTTAGCGCTCAGGATGTCGAGATTATCCCGACTGATGCGAGCACGATCCCGACAACTTCTCCGTACCTGTATGTGACGGGGATCAGTTCGACGCAGATGACTGTCTCGAATCGTGGTGCGACTGCGCCTTCGGGGTCGGGTGCTACGTTCTCGTGGAAGGTGCGGGGCGAGCCGCCTGCGAACGGGGCGTATGTGAGCCCGACTGTGCCGTGGGATTGGTCGCGGTTCACGAGTTTGGGGCCGTTCGGGAACTTCTTTATCCAGATCAATTACGAGGCCGCTTAACCCTCTGGGGGTATAATCCCAAAAAAGTTTGGGACACCCCAGTCCTACATATAGGAGCAACCTTATGGACTCCCTGGAAACACCAATTACAGACGATAGCCTCACGGCCGACCCAGGCACCCCCGATAACGGACCTGGCCCCGACCCTCAGACTATCAGTGACGAACCGACTTTCACCGTTAAGGTGAGGGGGGAGGAGCAGGTTGTTCCTCTTTCGGAGCTCGTCAATGGCTATTCCCGGACGGCGGATTATACGCTCAAAACCCAGGAACTAGCTCAGCAACGCCAAGAAGCAGAGCAGGGTATCCGTATCCTTCAGGCTTTCCAGCGTGACCCGGAATCGACGTTGCGTGCCCTTCAGGACGCGTACGGGTTCGGGGCGGAGCCGGATGAGGTGGAGGAGATTGACCCGGATGAGGCCCGGCTCCGGCAATTCGAGGCGTTCATGCAAGAGCAGCGTGAACGTGAACTGAACGCCCATATTGATGCTGAGTTCGCTCGGCTCGAACGGACGTACGGGGAGTACGATCAGGCTGAACTTGCTGCGTTCATGCTCCAGAACAACATCCAGAGTTTCGATGCCGCTTTTAAGGCTTGGCGGTTCGATAGCGTGTACGGGCGGGCACAGTCCGACCAGCAGGCGACGGAAGCGAAGCAGTCTTTGCCTCCGGTTGCGGGTGGTCGTGGTGTGCAGGCTGGGGCGGTTGCTCCGGGCCGGCCGGATCATGGCGGTGGGGTTCGTGGTGCGTGGGCGCGTGCGAAGGAAGAATTGAACCTGTAAGGTTTTTCTAGGGAGATATAGGCTACTATGCCCACTACTGCTAATGTCCATGTGGACACGTACGACAGTCTTCTGTCGACCACGCTCCGCAACTACGCACCTGAGCTCACGGATGTTGTGTTCTCGAAGCGGCCGCTTCTGAAGTGGCTGAAGGACGGGAACCGGTTCCAGAACGAAGATGGTGGTGCCGCTATTACGGTCCCGATCATCTACGGCATGAATGACACGGTCGAGTCGTACTGGATGTATGACACGATCAGCACCGCCCCGCAGGACGGTATTACTTCCGCCCAGTATGACTGGGCCTCGATTGCTGGTTCGATCACTATCTCCGAGATGGAGCTGGCGATGAACAGTGGCGAGGAGCGGGTCATCAATCTGCTTGACGCGAAGCGTATGCAGCTTGAGGAGTCGCTGGCTGAGGTTCTGGATTACCAGTTCTTGCAGGACGGTTCGGGTAACTCGGGTAAGAACTTCCTGGGCCTGAAGGCTATCGTTGACGACGCCGACACGGCGTATGGTTCGGCGGCGCTTGGCGGTATTGCTGCTGCGTCTACGACTACGCGTGCGAATGGTTCGTCGTTCTCGTACTGGTCTGCCCAGGTTGAGGGCACGGCCGAGGCCCTGTCGCTCAGCCGCTTGTCGGACAACTACAATGATTGTTCGGCTGGCACGAACGACTTCCCCGATTTTGCGCTGACGACCCAGACTCTCTGGCAGGCGTACGAGGCGCTTCTTCAGCCGCAGCAGCGGTTCCAGAACGCCAAGTCGGCGGAGGCCGGGTTCCAGAACCTCGTGTACCGTGGTTCGACCGTGTTCTGGGACACGTACGTCGACTCGGGTTACTGGTACAACCTGAACTCGAAGTACCTGGCCCTGAAGACCCTGAAGAACAAGTGGATGTCGCCGACTCCGTTCGTGCGTCCTCCGAACCAGGACATCAAGGTCGCGCAGGTTATCTGTTACGGCCAGCTTGTGACGAACTGCCGGTTCAAGCACGGTCTTCTGACCGGCAAGACGGCCTGAGCCTAGGTAGAGGGAGAAAGAAGGAATTATGGCTGCTGCTTCTACTGCGAAGTCTGCTCAGCATGTTGTTGAGAGCATGGTCCGTACGGCGGGCGTTACGGCCTGGAAGGCGTATGCGGCTTCGGTGAATGTCCCGTCGCTGACTGCGGGTCTGACCGACACCGTGGACGTGACTGTCACTGGCGTGAAGCGGGGCGATATCGTTCTCGGTATCTTCCCGGCTGACCTGACCGCCCTGGATGTGGATGTCCAGATTTACGGTGGCGTGGTGACCGCTGATGACACGGTCCGGGTGCTGGCGTTCAACACGACCGCTGGTACTCTCGATGCTGCTGCGGAGTCTTGCACGTTCATTGTCCTTGACCGCAACGCGTAGTTAGGATTCTGACGGATGGGTGCTACTACCCTTTCGGCCCCCGCGACCGCAACCTACCCACAGAAGTATGTGGGTAGGTTCGGTCCGGTCGGGTCTAGTGTCTATACGGCCCGTTCTACCGAGCAGGGCAAGAAGGCTGTCGTCACGATCGTCGCTGGTAGTTCCTCGTACGCTACCGGCGGCGACAGCATCGACATTTCCAAGCTTGGCCTCTCGCATGTCGAGGCAGCGTACGTGGTCGCCGATAGTGCGATTACTGCGGCGTCGGGCCTTGCCGATGGTTACGCTCCGGTGTTTGACCTCACGACTGATACTGCCCCGAAGTTGGTGCTCTATACTTCGGGCGGTCAGGTATCGGCCACGACGAATGTGTCGTCGCGTGAGTATGTGGTGATGTTCGTTGGCCGTTGAGCAGATCACGGCTTTCGCTTCGGGTGCCGGGATCGAGCCAGTGAATTCTGGCCTGGTCCCGGTCTCGGGGTATGCCCCGACGAGCCTGTTCGGCGGGGTTGGTGTTGAACGTGCCCCGTTCTCAGGGACACCTTATCGTGGTGATGTTCGTGCTGCCGCAACCGAGAATGTTGCGTGTTCCGCTAGTACGCGGGCAGGTGCCCCCTGTAAGGGGCGGGCCATCAAGGATGGTCTCTGCATGGCGCACGCTGATTGAGAGGCCCTGACCGATGGGTATGACCGTAGCTGACCTTCGGTCTTTTGTTCGGGACCATCTTGATAGCGACACGGACGAACTGCCCGATAGCCTCCTGGACGTGTACCGTCAGGAAGGCACGGACCGGATCGTCCAATCTTCGCGTTCCTGGGCGTTCTACGAAACGTCCGTGACGTTCTCCACAACCGCGAACGACAACACCTATGCCCTGTCGGCCCTGTCGACGCCG